TCTTCAGCTAATATAATGCCTTTGGTTAATTCACCCTTAACCCTAAGCCCGCGATCATCTTCTCTGAGTTCTAGCCATTTACAAATTGGCACTGTGTCATGTTTATGATTAAAGAATCCTACAGGCTTTTTGTTGTTCTCTATTGTTTGTAGAAAAGCACCATTTAAAATAGTGTCCCCGACATCATCATCACCGTTGAAAACGCTTGCGTATCCTTCAAAGGTATAAGGCTCATCTTTAGCCATTTTTATATTGCATAAATCAAAAGCTAACTTTAAGTGTTCCATTTATTATTCCTGTTTTTTAATTGAATCTTTACCGATTTGATCCATTCTGACAAAGCCACCATTTACTATAAGCTCATCACCTCCCTCTTTAGGTGGTAAGCCTCGTTTTTTTCTTATCTCGTTAGCAGTAAGAATGCCGGCGCTTAGTTCTTTGCAGTCAATTTCAGCCCTTGCTTTGGGGTCTGTCTTTAATAGCTCGTCAAAATCAAACTTAACAACGTATTTTTCACGCTCTCTTGCTGTCATTAAGTGTTTTTCGCATCCCTGTTCAACTCTGGTTAGGTATGGACGGACGGTTAAACTATAAAATCCCGTTAATATTTCACTTAATCCGCTGCCCCAAGTAGTCGTTTTGTCGGCTGAATTCATTAGGAAATTAGGTACACCGAAAAAACGCGCCACCTCTTCAATCTGAAATACTCGGGTTTCTACCATTTGCATATCATCAGGATTATTTTGTATGGCTTGATATTTAAAACCATTCTCTAAAATCATGTTTTGATGTTTCTGATCGCTAATGCCCTCAGTGCTATTGACGTTATACATTTTATATACTGCTTTGCGTGCCTCAGTACTTAATTGGCCGTCTGTTGTTATAACCCCAGCAGGTTTGCCACCTTTTGCGAAAAACTCACTGCAATATTTTTCGCTTGCACTTGATAACCCAACTGAGCCTTTTGCGTAAGCTAACGGACTAAGCCCCATTATCCCGTTGCCCGGGATTTTACAGTGCCACATATTTTCCTGCGCGATAAATGAAACGTCACCGTTTGGTGATACACAAGTATAAACAGGTTCCCCAGCCTCCAGGCTTACCGTCATATGTTGCGCCGCTATTGGTATAAGACCTGTAATTTTGCCGCTTTCACTGCGCTCTATTTTGTTGAATGCGTTACCGTGTAGGACAAGATTCATAAAAAGAGATTCTTTCCACTCTTGCGGCGTCTGCCACCTGTTCGGGCTATGGGTTAACACGTTCCACAATCCGTTACCTGGCTCGTATTCGACTTCTACAAGCTGCCCGTTCTTTCTTTCATACAATTTTATTTTTAAACTTCCCATTGTTTCAGTGAGTATGCGAACGCATCTAAAAACTGAAGATTGCTGCATGGCAGAATCCTCTGTCACGTTAACGGGGCTATTGCTCCCTGAACCTGGCTGCGCTGTTTGCACTCCCTCAGGCTGTGCCGTTGTCGTACCAGATAACCACCACCCTCTTAATCTTTTAAACATTGTCTCGCCTCTTTAATTATTTATACTCTTTTACCGCTTCTAACAGCCAAGCGCCCGCATCAGGTTCACCACCACCGATAAACGCACGATTTGCAGCAGTAAACAATGCTGTGGCTCCATCAATTTTGTTTGCTCTATCGTTGTTAGCTTTACGGGGAAATATATTGTCGTTGTGATCAACTGACACTTCAACGTTGCCCATCATCCAAGCCATAACAGGATTGTTATCATGTAGAATAAATTTACTGTCAATGTAACCGTCTATTGTTTCCATTGTGGAAGAAAAGTTCTTAACAGTCTGTCCAACTTCTAATGTTTGAATGTCTTTATTATCCAACCTGCAAACAAGCTGTTGAGCTTTCCAAGGGTCAACACAAACTTCTTTTATATTTACCTCGCTACTGATCTGTTCAATTCTTTCTTCAATTTTATCTAGGTCAATCATGTGACCGTCCATAATATTTAGGTGTCCGTCTGCTATCCAACGTTTGAATATTATTTTTTGTTCATCTGGTAATTCTTTTAGTGACTCTTTAGGAAAATAGAATTCAGGCTTAATGTAATAAACACCTTCACCTTTGAACACTTGAACTAATGCGGTTAAATCGCTTTTCGTTGATAAATCCACACCTAACCAGCAATCAAGATCGTAAATAAACTCGGGTAACTCAATACCGCAAGCCTCCCATTTTAATTTGTCAATCCAACGTATACCGCCATCTACCCAACGGTTTAAATCTTTTATTAAAAAGTTGATTCGTGCGCCCGCTGATACTTTGGCAAGTTTTGCACTTTTATGTATTGAATCTTTAGGTTTGGAAACATCTAAACAAGGATTAGCTTTTATCCAGGCTTCTGAATCATACGGATCATCATCCTCGTCAATCGAAAAGATAACACCTAAATAATCGTCATTTTCCTCGTCACTTTCTTCATCTAAAATTGAAGCTACATATTTCCGTTGTTCATAACATATGCCAATTTTGTTAACGCCAGCCGTTGTGATCATAGCTAATATTGGTTGGTGTCTTGAACTCATGCCATCTTTTACAAGGTCGAAAACTTCTCGCGTCCTGTGGGCATGTAATTCGTCTAAAATGCCACAATGAACATTTAGCCCGTCTAATTTTTTATTGTCTTTTGATAATGGAGAAAATTTTGAATAGTTACTTGTTAACTCTACTAAGTTTTTAGATTGAGTTATTTTTAATAAGTCTCTTAGCATAGGATTTAATTCAATCATTGCTGCAGCCGCATCCCAAACTATTTTAGCTTGTCCTTTGTCTACAGCAGCACAATAAACTTCTGCGCCTCCTTCACCATCAAAGGCAAGCATATAAAGCGCTATACCTGATAGTAAAGTTGATTTACCGTTCTTTCTTGCTACTTCGATATATACCCAACTAAAACGCCTTACCCAATTGCCCCTACTGTTCTTTTTATGAAAACCGAATAGCTGTGCAATAATGAAAGCTTGCCAAGGCTCTAATATAATTGGCTGACCTTTTAACTCGCCTTTAATGTGACAACAAAAAGTAGGGAAAAAGTTTAACGCTCTTCCTGCTTTACTGCGACTGAACTTTATACCTCGACTTTCACCGTTTTCTAAATCATTAATAAACCGTTTGGCTGCTTGTATTAACAGCTTACCAGCAACTATTTTTTTGCTTATAACGTCATGGGCATATTGAATCGCATCGTCAACAGTCGCATTTTTGGCAACTGCCTCTTTATATTTTGCCGCTATATTATGAGCCTCGTTATTATTTGAAGTCACTTTCAAGTTCTCCACCGCCCATTAACTTAGCGAAAATTTCAGTTAATTGTGTTTTGCTATCACTTTCATCTTTAGTGATCTTTGAAGCGCTTGCCGGGTCTAAACCGTGTGATTTAAGCAATATGTTAACCTGCTTTAATGCTGTATCTCTTGCGGCAAATATGGGGTGTAACTTTGGCATATCACCACCTTCACCTGAGGATATGTATATAACCTCAGTCTTTGACGCTTCCCTGTTTGTTTTTGCGTAATGCCAAATGCTATCCGCCAACAGACGAAGCGACACGCTGTATTTTGGTGAAAATGTACCATCCTCTTTAGTGATACGTTCCAGTAATTTATACACGGTATTAATTGTTCTATATGCGAAGTCGGCACTTGTTAACTCACCGTCAATGACCTCAAGCTGATCACCTTTATCATCTGTAATGCTAGTGGCTTCAACTTTCTTTTTGGTCTTAGTTTGCTTTGGTTTAGCCATTTTTTGACCTCCAAAGTCACATACAGAAAAACGCCGTTTTCGTTTGGGTCAGAAAAACGGGCTATTTATTGTTAATTATTTAATTGTAAGCCCCGTATTTATTAAGGTTAATAAAATGGACTGATATATTTACGCTTCCCTGTATGCCAATAAAACGGTTGGGGAAAATATTTTCAAAATTAGGAAAAACTTATATTGCATTAGGGGGCGGTACTAATAATCTTTTCTTTTTGAGTTTTTACCCTACCCCCCCTATATGACGACCTTCCTTAGCTGTTTTAATTCTATGGCATTCAGTACATAAGACCTGAAGGTTAGCGTGTTCGTCTGTCCCTCCTAGAGCTTTACTTAAAATGTGGTCAACGTTGTTACCTGCTACTGCTATTCCTATTAATAAATGAGCCTGACATAAGTACTTATCCCTATTGAGAATAACTAAACGTAACTTATCCCATTCCTTACCGTAACCTCTCGCATGCCTGTTACCTAATAGCTTTTGTCTTTTGCCCCATCCTTCTAACTCTCTGTGCTTATCACAATAACCTTTGTTGTTCCTATGGGAAGTTGGACAACCTGACTTTCTACATGGTCTTAGTTTCGGTTTCATTATCGTTAACCTTATGCGCTTGTCTTTCAATTGAACTCATATCTAATTCATGCCTTTCACTTTGCCGTTTATCTTCTCTGCGTTTGTAATACCAACTTATCAGGACAGTACATAGACCAAACATAATACTTAGTAACATCATTAAATCATTGATAGTGTATGCACCTATTGAAAAGACAGTAACGTTAACTGTATAGCTTGCGTCTGTTGCTATTTTATCTAGTGACATTGTTATAACTCCCTCTTATATACTTATCCGTTTCAACCCACTGCCCGGCATACATTTGTAATGAGAGTTGTTCCGCTCTTCCACCTACCTGTTCGGCCCATAGGCTTAGCATCATTTCGACACCCGCTTGTTCATAACGTTTTAGTAGGATTGCATGCTTCATCTTCTTAAACTTTAACAGTCCTGTTATGCCCATGTTGATTGCCATGTTTACCAGTACGGCTTTTCTAGACGGGTTTAACTCTGCCCAGGGAAAGTATTCCTTTACTGAGGCTGTGACTCTATTAACATCATTAACCAAAAGCTGTTCAGCTTCCTCTTCAGTCATTGGATCATTATCAAAGTCTTTACGCCCAAGCATTAACATCTCTTTAGGTGTAAAAGGATTGCTTTCAACGTTACGTCCATAACCGATAGTTTTCTTTTCAGCAGTACAATAATAGTAATTGCATCTAAATCCTTCGTGTTCTTTTAGTTGTTCTATTAAGTTCATCATATTAAGCGCCAGGAATAAAAAAGCCCAACCGTATGGAAGGGCAAATATAAAATGTAAAACGTTTGGAGTATGGCTAACTTATTTATTAATGACTTGCCAGGACAAAGCTGTAAGCATTCCTATAATGCTAAACGCTAACCATAAAAAAACCCCGCATATTTGCGAGGCTTTAATAAGATATAGATATTATACTGAATTGGGCGGTAATAAATACACGGTTTATATAGGCTTATGTTTATAGACCTAAATAGTTAAGCGCTCATAGTAAAGGGAGTAACTTGTTTTTGGCTTGCTCTATCCAATAGTAAGAAGCTTTGTTTTTCTTAATATATAGCTGTGTTAATGCTTTCTTATGATTAATGCCCAACGTATCAATGGCATCATCTACGATTTGAATATGATGTGGTACGTGCATATTAATAGATAAATGGCTTACTAGGTGTGTTGTGCCTGTACCTGCTCCGCCACTGTCTAACACTTCCTTTATAACCTGAGTATTAGACTTGCTGGAAAAGCCTTGCAACGTTTCCTTACCTGCCCAAAATCTACCCCATGACACAAGGTCGTGCTGAACTTCTCTAATGGTTTTGACGTTCAAGTTCTAGCCCCTCTGGTACTGTGAAATGCAACATACAAAGAATCCCTACAACATCGTCAAAGCTGGGCGTAGTTCTTCCCGCTTCCCAATTTTGTAAAGTTGCTTTTGATTTACCATACTGAAAAGCCAAAGTTTCTTGTGTGTATTCTCTAGCCTTTCTTGCTGCCTTAACTACCTTTCCGCCGTGTGAAGCTTGTGTTGTCATTTTAAACCCTTATCTATATCTATTACCCAATGAGTTAAGCCTAACATAATGTAGTTGACATGTAAATAATGATTACTATATGCACTGATTCTGTATGTCAATTGCGCTCTATGTGCTATTATTTGTTTAATATTTACTTACTGGCTGATAAAAAATGGAATCAATTGATAACTCCCCTGTTTGGGCAAATAACGCCAAGGCAAAAATGACTAGCATGAATCTCAAGTATAAGGATATTTTGCATTTATTTGATGTAACTACGACTGATGCTATTGGCCATTACTTCAACGGTAGAAGAGAACCGAATATTTCTAATTTATTATCTCTTGCTGATTTTCTTAATATCAGTACAGACGAATTGTTTTTAGATAATACCAAGCTTCAGGAAAGGAAGACGTTTAAAGGTGGTGCTAATTTAATGGATGCGCTTAAAATCTTACTAAAACTAAGTGACATTAGTGATCAAGACTTAGTTTGCACGTTGAATACAATTGATAAGGTTGGTACTGATAACATTATGGAAGCGGCTAATGCACTTGCGGAGGATGAAGATAACTGCTTGTCCAGGACTGATACAATCCTGAACATTCAAGATTATATGGCTAAGGTAGTTTAGTTAGACTTTCATGAATTTTTTGTGATATACAGAGTATATTTGTATCTGCTACCCTTACCGCTTTAACCTGTTCACCGATTCCATTAATACTATCCGCTGCAACCCTTGCTTCAGCGGCTAGTATTAGATCCTTTATAAGTATTAATGTATCCCTGTCTGTATTAAAGGCTTCTGATTCTGTGTGTTTCAATAAATCTGTATTCTTAAAAATCTTTACAAAAACTAATACTGCTACTGCCAACAAGGCAAGAATAATAACGATACCGATAGCTGAACTCATTGAGCTTGTCCCTTTTTGTTATGTTCGATTGATGTTCTAGAGTAGGTAATAAGAATTATATATGACCACACAATAATGTTTATTGTAATGATTGACGGCTTATACATTTCATTCATTGCGAAGGTTCCTAGTATCTCCTTATCTGCCAACCTTGCTATATGCAAAAAAGCTAATGCAATAAGGCCCAGGCAAATAACAACCCCGTCCCTATTGATTTTAATACCTTCTATTTCATGTGCTTTTGCAATTAAAAATACTGCTAATAATATTATGACTGACAATGAGCAATACCATATGTAACGAT